TTCTTTTATTTAGTTTTTTATTATTCATATTATTTATACCTCCATTATACTATCAACAAGTGCATTAATGTTTTTACTATATTGATCGATGTTATTTATACCTTCTTTCGGAGTAAGTTTTAACACCCACCCCGCTATTTGTTTTTCAAATCTATTTATTTTATTTTCTAATAAAGATTTGTATTCATACCATGCTTCAGTTATTAAAGATAAGTTAATATTTCTAACCTTAGATAATTTGTAACCAATCTGTTGTCCTGGTAATAAATACTCAGGAGACTCAGGTGGTTTAGTATCATACCTAACATGAGATGATAATTTATAATAATTATCCATATTAACTTTATATCTTTCCATCATTTTAATTAAAGCATCAACAGTTGCTTGAGAAGGTTTTGAATTTAAAACTTCCTTAAGTGTTGGCTTTAACATTACTTTAACATATTGGATTTTAGACTCAGGTGATTTTTCCCAAGACTTAAACCTTGCTCCAAAACAAACATTGTTTCTTTGTCCATAACCTAAAGTGAAACCATGATCTGCAATAATATCTTTTTTATTATCCATATCAACTAATTCCCAGTAATTGTGACAAATACCACAAGTTGCTTTATTTTCTAAAGCGGCTTTTCTAATCCTTTCCGCTTCATAATCTTTTTCAAGATCCTTTGGTCTTCTACCTGGCTTAATATTAGGTTTAAGACTAATTAATAGTTCATGATTTTCAATTAATAAAGGGAACTGTCTATAAATTGCCTTTAAATCTAAATCAGGAACGTTTTCTATATTTAAAGTAATAAGTCTACCTATACATTTAGCATCTTCATAAGTATGAAATGCTGGATAAGTATAATAAAACTCATCATTAGAAACCTCTCCATTATATTTTGGATAATAGTAAGGGTTCTTTTTCTTTTTAGTTTGTCTTAAAAGATTTTTAAAGAATTTATTAAACTTAGTAAATTCTGACTTTGTAATATATTTACTATCAATTATGTGAGTAAATTCTTCCAAAGCTTCTTTTATAAAACCAACTATTTGCTCTTGGTTATATATTCTATTTCTCATTTAATCCTCCACTGATATTTTATTGTAAGATGGAAATGCTGGACTTTCATCTTGTTTTTTTTTATTTACTTTTTTAATTGCTTTAGAAAATACATTTAAAAATTCTTCTATATCAGTATCTGTAAATTTACTAATATTAATAGAATGTTTATTTGCAATTACTTTAACTTGTTTTATTATATCTTTATTAATTGACATATTTATCCTCCTACAGATTTAATTTACTTTTTTAACGTACCATCTTTTACTTGCTTCAAATAAAGAAGGAAAAACTTTAGCAATTTCTAAAGCAGTTTCTGTAACTAATTTTTTGTACAAAACTGTTCTTTTCATTCTTTCATTTTTAAAATCAACTTCTAATTTTAAAGCCAATTGATCATAATTAGTATATTTGTGTCTAATTATATCAAATTTCTCATCCATTGGATAAAATGAACTGCTTAAAACAGTATCTTTTGCCCTTTGAATATTTTGTATTTGTATTTTCATTATAGATCCTTTTGTTTAGTTCCAATCCAAGAATTAAAAGCTTGTAATCTTTCCTTAACTTTTGCTAATTGTAAATCATATGCTTCAATATTTTCCCAAGCATAATCTAATCTACTCATTCCTTCATCTAAAAGTACATCTTTAACTCTAGACATAATTTTATTCCAAGTATTATACTTAGTAAAGAAAGGACCAATATTATCTGTTGTAACAATTTTATGAGTATTATAATCATAATCATCTGCATACCACATAAGAATTAAAGTACCAATTTGATCTAAAGATAAACCGTTTGTTGGTCTAATTATTATATATTCTAAATATTCTTTTCTTACCGACATTTTAGTAGCCATATTATTATCCTCCGTTGTTAATTATAAATAAAAACCATCTAAAAAATTAGGTGGTTATAATTTGTAATTGTGATCTATTTAGAACTATTGGATGGTTTTTATATCAACTTAGCTAATACAGATAAATTATACCCTTAGCCAGGAATTTCTACTCGGTTGATATTCCAATAGGAATTATTAGATCCCCTGAACCCTTAAAGTTGCGGTGTAGCCCCATGTTACTGGTATTTTAATATACCCGCTGAATTTTTATGTTTTTTACTTTGTAGATTCTGAACTAAAAAGATAATTAAAAAATAAATGAATTAATTAACTATCCATATTTATACAACAAAAGCACAATAATTAAAGCTATATAATGAATTAAATAGCAATTAGTTTCCTTATATAACTAGGCCGATAATTGTATACATATTATATAGCTAAATAATCACTACGAAAATGGATATATTTAGGTTTTTTCTGCGATTGATTTGAAATCTGATCCTTCTGTAAGGTATAGATTTTGAAAATCCTATTTCTATACCTTACAGAGAACAAAAAACAAAAAAACTAATCTCTTACTATATGTATATAATATATAAATAGTATCTATAGTTATATGAATATATTCCTATTTCTATACCTTACAGAGAACCTACAATCAATAAATTAATTAGTCTATTTTTATAGCCAATATGTTTTTAATCCTCCTAATGTATTGGCTTTATAAATAGATTAATTATTAATATAGGAGGATATAATGCGGGATAATTATTATTGTGAGGAATGTAAAAATACAACTAAACCGGACCAGTTTGCATGTAATTGTTTGTGTATAAACTGTGGTCCATGTGACGGAGAATGTAACCATGGCAAAAAAGATGAAAAGCTTTGTGGATCGGGGACAACCAAAGAAAAGGGTTAGGACTCATAAAAAGTCTTTAAATAAAGATGAAAAACGAAGTTATAAGAAATATAATAAACAAGGTCGAAGACCTAAATAAAGGAAAATAAATATGTTATTAAATGATGTTAATTTAAGCTGGGTCAAATTAGATCCTAAAAATCCAGATATGGGTTATGATAAAGCTTCACCTCAATATTCAGTTACTGTAAAAACTGCTGATAAGGTTCAAGCTGAAACTTGGAAAAAGGCTGGATTAAATATAAAACCAGCAGAAGAAAATGGTGCTGTTGTTTATAGTGTTGGATTAAAAAAGAAGATTTATTCTGATGCAGACGGTAAATCAAATACTTCACCACCACCTGTTGTTGATAAATCATTACAGCCGATACTTGACACAAGTAATATTGGAAATGGATCGAAAGGTAATGTTCAAATTAAGTTTAAACCATATGAATATATGGGTAAAAAAGGTATATCAACTCAGTTGTTAGCCTTACAAATTACGGAACTGGTTGAATATCAAAGTGCAGATAAATTAGAATTTGCTGCTATTGATACAGATAAAGACGTAATTTAAGTTAGCATTTATTTTGGCTGGGTTTAATTACCCAGCTAAAGTCTATGCCTTACAGAAGGGAAATTATGTTAGAAAATATGTTTAAAATGCACACATTCAATATTGATAAGAAATGGTTAGATCTAATTAAGTCAGGTAAAAAGAAATCTGAAATTAGAAGTTACCATGTACCATTAGAGGGTAAAAAAGTTGGTTTAGTTAGTAATGAAACTGGCAAAATAGAAATAATTATTACCATTGGTATTATATTAGATTTAAAAGGATTAGAGGAAGAGGATTTAGAAGTTATTTTTGAAGAGGCCTTAATAGATGAGGATTTTAGAAAATATTATCCTTGTAATTATTTATATACAATTAAAAAGGTTGAAACAGTACATTAATTATGAAAACATTTATATTAATATTATGGTTTACTACAGGAGAAGTTGGTCAAGTAAATGTTAAGGTTAATATTGATCAGTTTTGTGATGATGCTTTTTATAAAGTAGTTGTTTGGAAAGATAATGAAAATTATAAAGCAGGTAGTTTTGAATCGTGGGGTCATTATACTTATAAAAATAAACTTATACAAGCTCATACTTGTGTGGAAGGAAAATAAATATGATAATAGGAATTGCAGGATATAAGGGTTCAGGAAAAGATACAATAGCAAATGTATTACAAACAAGTTTTGGATTTGAAAAAATGTCATTTGCACAACCAATTAAAGATATTGTACATAGTACATTTGGTATTGATAAAGCAATATTATCTGGTGATGGTGGTGAAAGAGAATTTAGAGAGGAATCTTTACCTGGTTGGTTTTATTTATCTCCAAGAGATATGATGCAAAAAATTGGTATGGCATTTAGAGATGAATTACATAAAGACATATGGGTTAAAGTATTAGAAAGTAAAATTAAAAGCGTAAAACAAAATATTGTTATACCTGATGTAAGGTTTAAAAATGAATTAGATATGGTTCAACAATATGGTTTTTGTGTTGGTGTTAAAAGACCAGGATATAATGGTGATGAACATAGATCTGAACATGCTTTAGATGATGTAACATTACAATATATATTTGATAATAATAATTCACAAGAAATGCTTTATGCAAAAGTATATAACTTTTTTAAGGAAAAATTAAAATATGAAAATAATATATGATATTGAAACAAATGGTTTAGTAGATACAGTAGACACTATTTGGTTAGTTGTTACTAAAAATATTGAAACTAATGAAGTAATAACATTTAGTGATTATGATGGTAATAGTAAACCTTTAAATGAATTAATACCTTATTTAAATAAAGCAACAGTATTAATTGGTCATAATATTATTGGATATGACAATGTGGTAATGCACAAATTATTAAACTGGATACCACCTACATCAATTAAGATGATTGATACAATGATTATTAGTCAAATGAATAATTGGAGAAGAGAAGGTAAGCATAGTTTAAAAAACTTTGGTATTATATTAGGAGATGCTAAAGGTGAAAGTCCAGACTTTTTAAAATATAGT